TTAAGATGTCACCTAATGAAATCCGCAAAATGCAACTTAATGGATTTTATGAGGAAATGGATATAAACGAGGGTGGCACTCAGCAATACAGTCAAATACAAGAGCAATATGACAAGATGTCGGGCCAACAGCGCACCGGCCCAGATGATGATTTAACCATTTACGAATGTCATTGCTATTTAGATTTAGAAGAGTTCCCCGACGAAGATGAGCAAGGCGAACCTACAGGTGTCAAGTTACCTTACATAGTTACAGTCTGTGATGATATGAATGCTGTGTTGCGTATTACACGTAACTATAAGGAAGACGACCCAATGAAAACTCGCATTCCTTATTTCGTTCAATACAGGTTTACTCCCGGAACTGGATTTTACGGTTTTGGATTGGTGCATTTGTTAGGTAATCTTAGTCGTACAGCTACCAGTACATTGCGCCAGTTAGTTGACGCAGGAACCCTAGCTAATTTACCCGCAGGATTCAAAGCCCGTGGTCTAAGGATAAGTGATCAAGGTAATCCGCTGAATCCCGGAGAGTGGCGTGACATTGATGTTCCCGGAGGTGATTTGCGTAGTAGCTTGTTGCCTTTGCCCTACCAAGAGCCTAGCGGTACGTTGTTTAACCTGATGGGTTATGTGGTAGATGCTGCTCAACGGTTTGTAGGTACTACAGATATTGGCGTGGGTGACGGTAACCAAGAAGCCCCCGTAGGTACAACGGTTGCACTGTTAGAGCGGGGTAGTCGTATTGTTAGTGCTGTGCATAAACGCTTGTATGCCAGTATGAAAATAGAACTTAAGATGTTGGCGCAGCTATATGCAGAAGACCCAACGCCTTACCCGTATGAAGTCGACGCAGAAAGAGAAATCAAGTCGCAAGACTTTGACGAGCGTATTGACATATTGCCAGTAAGTGACCCGAATATTTTTAGTATGTCGCAACGTGTGGTGTTGGCCCAAGAGCAGTTGCAGTTGGCACAGTCAGACCCTGCTATGCACAATATGTATGAGGCGTACCGTAGAGTCTACAGTGCGTTGGGTGTGCAGAATGTAGATGAAATTTTAAAACCGCAGCCTATACCTGAGCCGATGGACCCTGCACAAGAAAACCAAAATGCTAGTAATGCAGCCCGTGGTCAGGGTGAACTAACGGTGTTTCGTGAACAAGACCATGCGGCTCATATCCAAGTGCATACTGCGTACATGAAAAGCATGGTTGCACAGCAGCAAATAGAAGTGGCTCTTGTTTTAGAAAAACATATTTATGACCATCTTGGTATGCAAGGGTTGATATTAGGGGAAACACAAGCTCAACAGCAAGGAATCACAGATCCTGATCAAGTGGCTGATATAGTTGCTATGGCACAAGCCCAACTTATAAGTCAATATCAATCTGATTTACCGCAGCCGGATCCCGCTTCCGACGACCCATTGATTGCACTCAAAGAACGTGAGTTAGACCTTAAAGAACAAGACCAAAAAGCAGATCAACTGTATGATTCACAAAGATTACAGTTTGAAGAAGAGAAAAATGCACGAAACATGGAAATACAAAACCGCAGAATCAGTAGCCAAGAGGATATAGCGGTGATGCGTAACAACACGGCACTAGAAAGAACACGAGGTAGATAATGGCAACCACGAAAAATGTTGAGCGTTTGCGTAGTGGTCGATTGAAATACCGTGGTGAAACCTTTGCGGGATACAATAAACCCAAGCGTAGCGTTAAAGGCGGTAAAAAATCTGTCGTTTTAGCGAAAAAAGGTACAGAAGTCAAGTTGGTACGCTTTGGTGATGCCAACATGAGTATCAAAAAAGACCAACCCGCACGTAGAAAGAGTTTTCGAGCACGACATAACTGCGATACTGCTAAAGATAAGTTCACCGCACGATACTGGTCGTGCAAGGCTTGGTAAATGATAGAACAATTGATCGGCCCTGTTACGGGTTTATTAGATAAATTCATAGAAGATAAAGATCAAAAAGCAAAACTAGCGCACGAAATAGCAACAATGAGCGAAAAACACGCTCAAGAAATCCACAAAGCGCAAATTGACCTCAATAAAACCGAAGCAGCCCATAAAAGTTTGTTTGTAGCCGGTTGGCGACCCGCTACAGGATGGGTTTGTGTGCTTGGTTTCCTTGTAAATTTTCTAATTAGTCCACTAGCCGCAGGTTTTGGCATGGATATTCCCCAAGCAGACACATCTACCATGTTACCTGTCCTTATGGGGATGTTAGGACTGGGTGGAATGCGAACTTTTGAAAAATCACAACGTATAAGTAGAGAAAAATGAGTTTAGACCTTTACATTTACGATAATATGCTTAAGATACTCAGACAACGGCAGTCACAGTTACAAGAAAGTTTATGTTTTGGTTCTGTGCCTGATTTTACCGCATACAAGGAACAGCGAGCAGTATTAGCTGAACTTGCAACAATAGAACAGGAATTAAAAAACCTGCTAGAGAGAGTAAAAGACACCGATGAGTAACTTAATTGTTCCCGCGCATTTGCAAGAAACAGAAGAAACCCTCACCCCCAAGAAAAAATCCTCAAAAAAATCAGACAAACCAAGTTTAGCAGACGCTTATGTTAAGCCTGAAGAGAATCTTTCTTTAGATCCTTCTAAGATTGGTGAATCTATCAAAGAAAGGATGCCCCAACCTACTGGATGGCGCATTTTGATTTTACCGTATCAAGGTAAAAGACAAAGTGATGGGGGAATCATGCTAACTAAAGCCACAGTGGAGCAAGAAGATATTGCTACCGTTTGTGGGTACGTTTTAAAAACAGGCCCAGATGCTTACAAAGACAAAGCAAGGTTTGATCACCCGTGGTGTAAAGAAGGTGATTGGATTATCTTTGGTAGATATTCTGGAAGCCGTTTTAAAATTGAAGAAGGCGAAGTCAGATTGTTGAATGACGATGAGGTTTTAGCCACGATCAAACACCCAGATGATATTGTTCATTTTTAACATGGAGTAAACCATGCCCGAAGCAGAAGAAACAACTAACCAAGAAGAACCCACCCAACTTGCTATAGAAATTGAGGATGATGCCCCTGCACAGGCCGAGGCCACAGCCCCCGAGCAAGAACCTGAACCCCAAGTTGAGGTTAAGAAAGATACTGACGAATTAGAAGAATACGGTGATAATGTAAAACGTCGTATTGGAAAAATGACTGCCAAGCTACGTGAATCAGAGCGAAGAGAAAAAGCTGCCACAGAATACGCGCAAGCGGTCAACCTAGAATTAGAAGAGATGAGAAAGAAAACGGCTAACTTGGACAGGTCGTTTGTTAATGAGTTTGATATCCGCGTTCAGTCAGAAGAAGCGTTGTTAAAACAAGAACTTAAAAAAGCAATTGATACAGGCGACAGTGAAAAACAAGCAGAAATACAGGTGCGGTTAAGTCAGGTAGCTGCAGATAAAGACAAAGTTACACGGGTTAAAAAGCAACAAGAAGCTACGCCCCAACCACAGCAATTCCAACAGCCACAGGTTAATCCCTTACAACAACCACAAACCGTTCAACAACAGCCACAACAACAATTAGACCCTAAAGCAAAAGCATGGGCAGAAGAACGGGAATGGTTTGGAAACGACAGACCCATGACGTTACTCGCTCTGGCAGAACATGAATCTATGTTGACCGAGGGATATGACCCTGATGGAGATTCGGATACTTATTATGCGGAGTTAAATAAACGAATTGAAGAAGCATTTCCTCATAAGTT